CCTTTAGGTGCAACAATTAAAGCACCATTTATAGCGCCTTTATCATATAACATAGCCATGTTATCAATAAGCACTTTAGTTTTACCTGTACCCATTTCCATAAAGTAAGCATAGCTTTCTTTATTCCATGATTTTTCTAACGCAGTTAATTGATGCGCATACGGTTTAGTCTTAAACTTGTAGTTCATAATTATTATATCTTCTTTCTATTGACATATTATATAATAAAGCTTATATGTTTGTCAATGCCAGAAAGTATAAATTACTCAGAAATAAAAAAAGATAGGGAACCTATCGTATACGTGTTGCAAGAGATTGCAGGCACTAGAGATGGTCGTCCAAAAATAAATATTATGGGTGCAACGGGTTATGGTAGAATAAAATTTCTACTAGACGAAAGAGCACAAATGATTTTTTCACCTGGACCATTAATCTTAAAGTTAAAAAGATTATTGAAAGACTTCCGACAAGATGATTATTTATTACTAACTGGCGATCCTGCTTTAATAGGTGTTGCCTGCTGTATAGTTTCAGACTTGACAAATGGTAAATTTAATTTATTAAAATGGGACAAACAAGAAAGAAGATACTATCCAATTGAGATAGACATTTATAATAAAGGAGAAATACATGAGTCAAATCAACTTTGAAAAAGATAAAGAAGATCTGTTAAATAAAACAGATAACATTCAGTCTTTAGCAGATCAGGTTCAAACACTAGAATCTTTAGATGCTGATATAAAAGAAACTGAAAATAAACTAAAAGAAAAGAAAAAAGAATTAGAAAGATTGTCAGGTGAAGTTATCCCTACAATGCTTTCTGAAATGGGTTTATCAGAATTAAGACTTCAAGATGGGTCGTCCATCAAAGTCTCAACGTCGTATAGAGCACACATCAGTGTGGCTAATAAGGAAGCGGCGTTTAACTGGCTTCGTAAAAATGGACTAGGGGATATAATCAAAAACGAGATATCCGTATCCTTTGGTCGCAACGAAGATAACAAGGCGGCTGATTATGCCGAACTTGCAAAAGGTCAAGGGTTCCAACCGACACAAAAGTTGAAGGTTGAACCCATGACTTTGAAAGCGTTAGTCCGTGAACGTATCGAGGCAGGTAAAGAAATGCCAACGGAAATTTTCGGTGTATTCACTGAGAATAAGACAACAATAAAAAGGAAACAATAACCATGAGTCAAGTACAAAAAAAAGAAAATGCAGGTGCATTAGCTACAAACTTATTTGAAGCAGATGCAAATGCTGGCTCTCAAAACATGGCGCAAGAAGATCTTGCATTACCATTTTTGAAAGTCTTAGGACAACTATCTCCTGAAGTAAACAAAAGGGATGGGAAGTATGTCGAAGGTGCAGAACCAGGCATGATTCTCAACACTGTCACAAACGAAGTTTTTGATGGTGATAAGGGGATAGATGTTTTGCCAGTATACTACAAAAGACAACTTGTAGAATGGCAAGACAGAGGTGAGAGCAAAGGAGCTCCTGTAGCAATACATGAAGCTAGTAGTGATATTATGAGTAAGACTACAAGAGATAAGTCTTACAAAGATAGATTATCGAATGGTAATTATATCGAGAACACTGCGAATCACTTTGTTATTTTGCTAAGTAAAAGCCCAACAACAGCTTTGATTTCTATGAAAGCTACTCAGTTAAAAGTGAGTAGAAAATGGAACTCAATGATGATGGGTTTGAAAATGCAAGGTAAGAACGGCTTATTCACACCGCCAACATATAGCCACATTTATAAACTAAAAACAGTTCAGATGTCTAACGACAAAGGAACTTGGTTTGGTTGGGATGTGTCCACAGTTGGACCAGTTCAAGATAAAGGAGTTTATGAGATAGCGAAAAATTTTGCAGCTAGCGTAAGCAAAGGCGAAGTTCAAGCTAAACCAGAAACTGAAGAATCACCTAAAGCTAGGAAAATAAATTTATAGTTTCCTGCGGGAATAACTGAGGCGGTGATGGGAGACTGGATCCGCCTCGCTTTATTTATATGAACAAAGTGAATGACAACGCGCCAAAGACGTATGAAGATTGGTTAGATACTGATCATATTATTATACCATGTGAGAACAAACGATCCGTGGTTAAAAAATGGTCAGACATCAATTTTAAAATTACGAAAGAAGAATGGAGATCAGAACACGTAAACAAACAAATGGGTTTACGTTTAGACAAATACATTGATTTAGATATTGATAATGACTTTGTAAAATATTTTACAGATTATTATATTAAGAAATGTGGCGCTATATTTGGAAGAAAGAACAGTCCAACAAATCATTATTTATGGGCTGGCACAGCTAAACCTAAAAAATTTATATTACCAAAAGATTTACAAAAAATTTATGAAAAATATGCTCACGGAGCTACACTTTGTGAGATAAGACATGACATTCAACAATATACTTTAGTACCGGAAACAAAATACCATACAACAAACGAAACAATTGAATGGGAACATTTTGAAGGTATCCATGAATACACTGGTGACTTACAAATGGATGTAGGTAAGTTAGCTTTATCTACAGCACTATGTATCATTTATCCTGATAAAGGAGATAGAGATAATTTCTGTACAGCAATAGCAGGAGTTTTACTAAACCATACAAAATGGAAACCTGAAGACATCGATGATTTTATTTATCGTATTGCTGTAATAGCAAAAGATCACGACCCAGATAAAAGAAATAACAAAGGTACATCACACGCTAAAGCACAGAGAAAATTAGGAATGCCAACGATTGCACAATCTGTTGGAGATAAGTGTAGTGTATCGGCTATTCAAACTTTATTCAGTTGGGTAGGTATTACGAACGAAGCAGTTGAAGGTCAAGCTGCAATAGGAGACATTATAGAATACGGACAGAATAGATATCTTGTAAAAGTAAATGCGGTTGTTAATGATAAACCAAAGCAAGTTGAAATCATAGTAACGGGTCCAACTCTTATGAAACAACATTTGTTTTATGATGAAGTTATTAGTCAAGCTTCTGTATGGGTTCCTAAAATGAAACCCGTCGAATTTGAAAAGATAATGCGAGCAAAATATGAAGCAAGAAGCAGATCTGAAAATTATGTTGAAGAAGCAAATGAGAACTTAAGATTTAAAAAATATTTTAAATCTTATATTAGAAAAGAAAAAGCTTACACAGATAAGAAAGAATTATACAATCATAAACTTCCCTATTTTGATCTGGGTAAAAGCTCAATACAATTTAATCTAGATATGTTTGAAGATTATTTAGAAAGTCAAAAAATAAATATGAAACGAGTAGACCTTGTCATGAAAATTCAAATGATTTTAGAGGGTAAGAAGATACATGGTAAAGATCCAAACAATAAATCTTTTGTATATTGGAAGATAGATAAACCAGATATTGACAAGGAAGATATTCTTGTTGAAGGAGAAGTTGTAGAGGAAGTACAGCAAATAGATTATGAAGCCTAAATTTATATCAGGTCCTCCAGGGACAGGGAAAACAAATTTTTTTATTAGGGATAAATATATTGAGCTTATTAATAAATACGGTCATGAGAATATAATTATTCTATCTCACACTAATACGGCAGCAGATGAGATTAAAGATGTTATTTTAGATATACCTTTGATGAAGGAAAAGGGAGTAAGAAAGAAAGCTTTAGAGTATAAAATCTGTACCATCCATAAGTATTGTAAAGGTAAATTATTAAGAAAAGATGTTTTTGATTATCAAGATCATTTAAATTTAACAACTGAAAATGCTTTATTTAATAGAGTTAAAATAAATCCTTCAGATGATTTAACTAAGAAACATCCTTTTTATAAATTTTTAAATGATGCTCATGGTCATGGTTACCATAATGATTTAAAAAACTTTTGGTTTAAAACAAACAGAAATAGTTATTGGCCTTATGATTTTAAAATTATAACAGAACTTAAAGAAGTTTATGATGATTATAAAGAAAGAGAACGTATTCATGATTTTGTAGATATGATTCAAGATTTTGTAACAGAAGCAAAGACACCAGAAATAGATGCTTTAATTATAGACGAAGCTCAAGACAGTAATGTACCACAGATTGAAGCTATAAAGAAAATGTCAACTAATGTAAAAGATGGAAATTTTTATATGGTAGGGGATGCTGATCAAACAATCTTTGAGTTCTCAGGATCAGACCCAGAATATTTTCACACTTTATCAAAGGATGCAGAAGAATTAGAGAACGGTAAAAGATGTGGCGAAACAATTAATAATATTTGTAAACAGATTATAAGACCTATTTGGGATCACTATGGTTATGAAAGAACTTGGACTCCAGCTGTATACACTGAAAGACATTTACAACAGGGGAAGATAGAAGAAGGGTTTAAAGTAGGAGACACTATTAAAGGTAAAAGTTTTTATCTACCCAATCTTACAGGGTCAAGTGCATTAGATTATCTTTTAAATAAAATTCAAGAAACAAAACAAACATTCTTATTTACTTATCGACAGACACCAGGTGATCTAAGAGTGAGACAGTTCTTTAAACAGAACGCGATAGAATTTTCTCATGTAAAAAATCAAGCGTATGTTTCTAAAAAAGAAATAAAATGTCATTATCTTTGGCCTAAGTTTCTGGCAGGAGAACCTATGAGTCTTACACAGATAAAAGCTTTTTGGGACTACATGGGTAGTAAAGTAATAGTTAGAGGTAAGTCAAAAGACAAAGACCCTTTTAAAGATTGGATTAAAAAAGATTATACTGTTGATTATTTAATTAAAGAAAAGTTTTTAAAAGAAGATGCAAGACAACATGATAGTTATGATCTTGTTAGAAAGAAAACAGATGAAGATAGATTAATTTATATTAATAGAATTATCAAAAAAGGTTTTGATTTTGATGGAGATGTCAGAATTAAATACGGCAACATACACGATGTTAAAGGACTAACGTTTGATAACGTTATTGTAGATGAAAGTTTACATCGTCCTGAAAACTATTTTACCCAACTAAGATTAAAGTACACTGCTTACAGTAGAGGTATCTTTGATTGTTGGACATTAGCAACCCATTCAAAAAGTAAAAGGAGGTTAGGAATAAGATGAGCGCATACAAAAAACAAATCGGAGGATCACATTATAAATCGATGGTCATGCAGCCAAGTGAGTTTATAAATAAGAACAGGTTGCCTTTCGCGGAGGGGTCGGCTATAAAGTACATATGCAGACACGCTGCCAAGGGGAAAGAACAAGACATTGATAAAGCAATTCATTACTTAGAAATGATAAAAGAAAGGGATTACAAATAATGTGTAGTGCACCATCGTTAAAAGATTTAGATCTTACAGATGTAACAACCGTAGCTGTCGACTTAGAGACATACGATCCATCACTGAAGAAACACGGATCAGGGGCCATCAGAGGAGAAGGTTTTGTTTGTGGTATTGCTATCGCAACAGATAAACAAACTGTTTATTATCCAATAGCCCATGCCATGACAGATAATCTAGACCCGACTACGACATGGAAATATCTAAACGAAAAGTTATTTCAAAATGAAAACATTGCAAAAGTATTTCACAATGCAATGTATGACGTATGTTGGATTAGAGCTGTAACAGGTATGATGCCTAAGGGAAAACTTCTTGATACTATGATAGCGGCATCGGTGCTTGATGAAACAAGAATGAGATACTCTTTAGATTCAATCAGTAAAGATTACTTAAAAGAATCTAAATATAAATATGATCTACAAGAAAAATCTTTAGCAGAGTTTGGTATTAAAGACCCTATGAGTAACATGCATAAATTATCTTATTCATTAGTAAAAGAATATGCAGAACAAGATGTTAATCTAACACTAAAGTTATGGAACATATTTGAAAAAAAATTAAATGAAGTATTATATATAAACACAGACACAAATGAAAACAAAACTTGTAAAAATATTTTTGATTTAGAAACAAAATTATTTCCATGTTTAGTTGACATGAAGTTTAAAGGCGTTAGAATTGATACCCAAAAAGCTAAAAAATTAGGTAAACTTTTAGAGAAAAGAAGAGACAATTTATTAAAAATAATTAAAGCAAGAACAGGTGTTGATATAGAAATATGGGCTTCAGCCTCTATCAAAAAACTTTTAGATCAACAAAAAATTACAGACTATCAAAAGACTCCAAAGTCTGGAATGCCTCAGTTACCTAAGAATTATTTAAAGACACATTCAAATCGTTTCTTACGTATGATTGCTAAAGCAAGAGAGTGTGACAAAGCTAAGGGAGCTTTTGTGGAAGGTTTATTAAGCTATGTTCATAAAGGTAGAATACATGCCGACATCAATCAAATAAGATCTGATCAAGGGGGTACAGTTACTGGAAGATTCTCTATGTCTAATCCTAATCTACAACAGATACCTGCAAGAGGATTTATTGGTAAGAAGATGAGAGAATTATTTATTCCTGAACAAGGACAAGAATGGGGATCGTTTGACTACTCACAACAAGAACCACGTATTGTTGTACACTATGCTTTGAAATTAGGTCTACCAGGTACTGAAAGTTTAGAAGAAGAATTTAACAAAGAAGATGCAGACTTTCATCAGATTGTAGCAGACATGGCTAACATACCAAGGACCACGGCTAAGACAATTAATTTAGGATTATTCTATGGTATGGGTAAATTAAAATTAGAGAAAGAATTAAATTTATCAAAAAAAGAAGCTAATGTTTTGTTTAATACTTATCATAAAAAAGTTCCATTTGTTAAATTATTATCGCAAACTTTAATTACATTTGCTGAGGAACACAAACTTCTTTACACATTAGGAGATAGGTTTTGTAGATTTAATAAGTGGGAAACTAGAGATAGAAAATGGAACGATGATATTAAAAGATTTGAACCTGTACCTATCTTAACTGAAGAGGAAGCGAAGACAGCTTTTAAAGCAGAGTTATTAGAAAAATATAAAGGTAAAGTTGTTGATGATTATATGAAAGATTTTAAATATAATTATAAGCCAGCTTTTACTTACAAAGCTTTGAATAGATTGATACAAGGATCTGCAGCTGATATGACAAAAAAAGCTATGGTTCAATTGTATGAGAGGGGCATTTTACCTCAGATACAAATTCACGATGAATTGTGTTTATCTATAAAAGATGATAAAGAAAAAGAAACAATAAAAAATGTAATGGAAAAATCTCTTCCTTTACTTATTAAAAACAAAGTTAATTGTTTGACAGGGAGTAGCTGGGGAGATTGTAAAAAATGAAATTAATTTATGGCTTATTTAAACGCAAACATACCTGTAACATACGCACAAATTAGGAGAGAGTATTTATATGATCTTAAAAAACATCATGGCGAAGTTGAAGACTGTATTATATTTGGTCTGTCAGCTATCACTGGGCGTGCTATACTCTTCCACTGTATTATGGAGAGTGGTGCAGTATTTTATCGCCTCCCTATTAGCGCGTTTATTCAACGGGGTTTTAAGGCAACAGAAGTTCCACGAAGACGACTTGATGAGCTTCAGCTTTGGAATTCTTTTAGTTACTATCCTGCTGTTACTTCTTGGGATATCCTGGACGGAC